GAGAAAACAAACAGCGCCACAAATGGAGTCCAATTGGACACACTAGTCTCAGAAGCCCAGCGCTTCTTGATAGTGGCGCGTGTTCTCACACGACCCGAACAGTGCTGAGGGCAGACTTTATGGACCTTGCATCTTCCTGCACCAAGCAAAGTGTTTAGCGCAGCCTCGTGTTCATCAATTTTCTTCTGCAGCTCACGCTGCTCTCGATTGAACTCCTTCAACTCATCCTTATTCTTAAAGAAAGGTTCAGGAAGAGCTGGAGCCTCAGGAATGGGATCAAAGCAAGGCCACTGCAAGCCATAATGGCGCGTTTCACACGCCACAGGCCAATTGCCTGCACTAGGACAGAAATTGACCACTTTGAATGACGCTTCAAGACAACTCAAGGTCTTCAACCGAATCCGTCTTGATTGTCGCCATCTAATTATAGGCATAGGTGGTGGTGGCGGTACTGGGAGATTCACCAGCCGAACTGGCTGAACTCCGGGTCGGGGTCCATAAACCACGGTCGTTGCGGGAGCCCCTCCAGGGCTTCCCGCGGAGCGTACACCCACGACCCTCTCAACTGGACAACCCGCCCTGGCAGACGGGGAACCACGAAAGGGCAGTGGGCGGGTGACAACTTCACGCCCGAGAACCACGGGCCGAACTTCCTCTCCCACAAAACATGCACAGCCATAACCTGAGCACATTGAGCAGCGCTCTAACGGCGGTGCAGAAGCGGAGGAGGACGATGACCCGACTTTCTTACACCACACTTTAGGAACAGCGTGGTGACAGAACTTCTTGCATTCTTTAGCCTGACAGCGTATTTGCAAGAGTTGCTGTGTAAGCCCACTAGGCGGAATGTTAGCCGGCAGAGTAGGTGGGGGTGGCGCCGCTGGCACGACGGGTACCGGGGGGGCGGGCACCAAGGCCGCACGCGCTTGCTCATGAGCTATAGCTAAACGCTGATCCCGTTCGACGTCGTACTCAACATCCTCCAATGCTTCACCTTCCAAGTTGGCATCACTAATAGCTTCCTGAACTTTACGATCATAATTGGTGCGCATAGGACGTGGCTGATATTCCTTCCGGGGATTCTTACT